GTTCTATCTAGTCTAATACCAAATCCAGTTTCTGATATTACTGGTGTGTACCCCCAGTTATTTACTTGAGGGCTAGATAAGTTATCAATTAACAAAAAGTCGTCTGCATATAATTTGTGTATTTGATTTATTTTATGAGGCATAGGAAGAATGTCTGATCCATTACCGTATATTACTTCTTCTTCTTGATATAAATAAAAATTCTGCCCAGTAAAATCTTCTATTATTTTACGAGCATATTTTTCTGCCATGGACAGATCATGATAATTTTTATACTTAGGATCGGATGGATCGCTTCCAATTTTTAAATCATCTATTACTTCGGCAAAGCTACAATATGGAGTTACAATATCTAAATAGGTTGTATGATCTCCATTTAGTCCGCCAACTTGATAACTCCATACAATTTTAAATTTTCTATTTCTAGATGTATAAAACTTAGACAGTGATACTTGATACGTTCCAATATCAGATTCTACTTTATCAGCAGTGCTTGTAGAAATTACTGTTGCTGGGCTTATAGACGGACTAATAGTAATATCATTGGTTATGTCATAAATTCTAGCTGTAACTGAATCGTTATCAGCATCAACTATTTCATTATTCCAAAATATCTTAGTTTTTACTGGTGTTACCGTATCTTTGTATATCTCTGCCATATTAAAGGCTTAGATTAGTTATAGAAGTCCTGAACTTCCTTTGGTGTGGCTAATCTAAAACCTTCCTCCCTATCAAAAATTTCTTGAGCTTGTTCCTCAGACATTGCTACAAATGGGTGTGTACTTGTAAATGTAAATCCCATAGCATCGTATCTATGATTTGCTCTTTCCATTCTAACTAAAACTGAATCTTTATCTTGACTCTTTTTAGCATCAAATCTTGGTAAAACTTCAATCTCTTCTTTATTATCGTCTATGTCTTTAATAGTCTTTTGATATATTGACCATGTCACGCCCTCTTCAGCTAATGATGCAATAATATCGTTCTTGCTTTTTAGTGTTTGTATATCTACGCCAAAGTCTTCGGCTATTTTTTTTATCTCAGATAGTTTTAATGTCTCAAATGACATATATTCTCCTTAGTCTAGTTATTTAATTATATCATTACTAAATTCAAATGAAAAGCCCCCAAGATTAATTGGGGGCTTTTATTTAGATTAATTCCTAATTAGGAAGCAATCTTAACGTTCTTTACTACTACCCAAGCGTCTGCTTGCTCAATTTGAACGCCAACACGAGTATACATTGTGTACTCGATTGAGTCCTTCTTTGGCCAGAAGAATCGGTATACAGTTACATCACGCTTGATACCAATAACTACGTTATTTGGGAATGTCAAGTGGACGTCACCGTGTGATCCTGTTGCTCCTGAGTATGAGCCAGTTTGTGTCTCGCTTAATAGCGGAACTTCAACAATTGGAATACCAAATGCGAAAGGTGCTACGTATCCTGCTGGACCGCCTAGTGGCTGTACGCCTCCACGGATAACGCTTGAAGCGATATCTTGTGGGTTAGCTGATCCATCTGCACCAAGTAATGATGCTGAGTATAAGTAATCTTGAATCAAGTTTGAACCTGACAAGAAGCGAAGGTCTGTACGACGTTGCTTGTACTTACGTGGAAGTGCCTTTAATGCGCTATTAAATGTAGCACGACTAATTGCGGCTCCACCTGCATCTACTACGTGACCGTTTGCTTTTGCAAGCTTAACTGTTCCGTCAAATGCTTTGTAAAGTTGATCAGATGATAGAGCTGTGTTTCCGTTAAGAACCAAGTCTTCAATATCATTACCAGCCTGTGTTGCCATCAGACGTGCAATATGATCTTCTAGATCTGCACCTTCAATGTTGTCTTCTAGAGACTCAGTTGAAAGTTCCCAATCTAGACGTAACTTCTTTGTTGTCAAAGAAATTTTTGAGAATGTCACAGCAGAGTTGCCACTGTTTGCGTCATCTCCTTCTGTCGCAAGCTTCATAAGCTTTTCGCCTACGCCCATGCGATCAATTTCAGTTGTATCAGATTTCATTCTAACGGTACGTGCGACTTTACCAATTACGGTTGCGTCGAACATGTAGTCTAGAAATCGAGCTGATTGTTCTGGATTAAGTAATCCACCATTGCCATTTTCTGACCCTGTGTGAATTCCCTCTCCTCCAGTTGTTGAAGCAAAAGTGCCTGTGGCTGTTGTGCCAGTTGCAATTGCCTTTTCTAATAATTCATTGCTCATAATTTATTTACCTACCCTTTATTTAAATAGTTCGTTTACGGAACCGAGGAAAGAACCATTCCATTTTGATTTTTGGATTTTTACTTCCTGAGACCCGCCAAGGTCTGAGGACTTCTTAATTGCAGTCTCTGATTCTACTGCATCGACACGCTTTTCTACACCATCAATCGTGTTTTTGATGTTCTCAACAGTTTTGTTGAGTTCTGAGTGTTGTTCTGCCAACTCTGAGATTCTGGCTTCTACGCTCTTGCTAAAAGATTCAACTGTTTCTTTAATAGTTGTAACTTGTGCTGCATTTGCTTCTGAAGCCTTGCTTAGAGTTTCTGAGAAAAAGCCTTTTAGGTCACCTAACATTTTTGCAAAATCAGGTTCATCAACGACGACTTCTGAGACGTCTGCTGCTTTTTCAACGATTTCGGCAGAAGCATCTGCTACTACATCTTCTGTAACAGCTTTTTCAATTACTGCTTCTGCAGGGATTGAAACTTCTACTGGAGCAGTTTCTTCAACTGCTACTGTTTCTGTGTTTTCTGACACTTCATTACCTCCTTTTGCGTTTGCCTGTTTTGCTATTTGTGTTTCAGGCAACGTAAATCTTGACTTCTTAAATGAAGCAAGAATTTTATCTATTTCTTTTGCTTTGTTAACATCGTTAGTTTCTACCCAGCCAATTAAACTTGCTAGTTTGCCAGTTACTGGTGAGGTGTAGGTTGCTTCTGTTGACATAAATACGGAATCACTATCTTCACAATAAAAAATATTTTCCGTAATGGTATCTGCTGCTATTCCTTTAAAAATTAATTGTCCATTCATTTTTTGAATAGATAAAATATTACATAATTCATTTGCTGGTGAATCTACAACTGACAATTCTATCAATGAGTATTCTTTAATAAATCTTACTGGATTTCCTGTAGACTTATTTACTTCGTTTTCTGAATCTACAATCTTTCCGCCAATTGAAAATCCTTGAAGAGTTCCGTCTAAAACTTTTTCCCAGGTATCTTGTGCGCCTTTTGATATGTATGCATCTACATATACTCCATTATAAAATTCACCTGATTTTGTATCATAATAAGTTTCTGGTTTAAATGAAACCATTTTGCCAACTGCATTGGATGAATGCATTTCTCTGATATTGCCTCTAAAACCTTCAAAAGCTTTTAAGCTTGCTTCTGCGGTTACAACATCTCCTGTTTGATCAATGTTGTCTAGTGTTGCAAAACCAGAAACTGTTCTCTTTTCACGATTGACTTTTGTGAAAGGAATAGATAAACTAATATCATCGCCATTACTGGACCAATAAGATTTTTCGATATTCATATGCTTAATTTTATCTTTGTATACATAAAAAGGCAAATAACTAGTTGCCTAATAATTAAGCTGTGGTTCTACCCTCACCTTTTGGATTTCTGGCCTCCCCAGAAATATCGGGAGAATTTGCAGATCTCTCCTGAGTTCTTTGTCTGGAATTACCAGCCTGGGCTCTTTGCTCTGCCGCTCCCTGTGCCTTTAAATCAACGACATCGTCTCCGCCATCTCTAGGAACCATACCTTTTCTAATTCTAACTTCATTTGGGGTAATTACTTGCATTCTTAAATATCGCTCATCAATTTTGGACTGAGTGTCCTCGTCTGTTAAAGTTAATTCATTAAATTTAAGCATTAATGCATCTGTTTTTTCTGAAATAATTCTATTTAACTTTTTCTCTAAAATATCTTGTGCTGGTCTACATACTTGCTCTTTAAACATTTTATCTGCATCACGAGCAGACGCCAAACTAATTCCCTCTGGAACTCCTATTTTATTTATAGGAACTCTATGAGCTAATAGTATTTCATCTCTATTTGATTTACGATAAACATTAAATGAAGACTCTTGAGAGTTTGCCTCAATTGGCTCCATTTTAAATTCAACCTTTGAGTCTGGACTGTCTGGTGGAAGTGGTACATATAATGATCTGTGGTTTTTACCCTTTAGCCCTACTTGAAAAAACTCCAATAGTTTTCTTTCAGATTCTGGTGAGAGCTTTGCGCCCTTAACAGTAATTACATATCTTGGAACTGCTTTATTTTCAAAATAATCTAAATTATATTTACCAGCAAACTCATTGCCAGCCATTGATGTTTGTGCTGCGACTATATCTGGAAGGCCGTAGTAATTATTCATTGGTGTATATTTCTTTAAATGAATAATTTCATTTGGTCTATCTGTTGCATCGGCTATTGGATTAAGAGTTTCTTGATCACCAAAATTTCTAAAGTATACGGCCTTTCCGTATAGCAATTGAATAAATCCATCACGCAAACGACGAACACGCATAGTCTTTGCTGGAATATGTCCAACATATCCTATATTACCTGAAGTAGTTCTACCAATTTCAATAAATCCATTTCCTGTAGCCTCTAAATCTGTATAGGCTTTAATTAGTGTTTCTGTAAATGTCTCTTCTTCATTTGTTTCTTCTAGCCAAGTATCTAAATCTTGACGAAGTTTGTTTAATTTTCTACGTGCTCTATCTAATTGTTTTTCATCTGAGATGTTATCTAAGGCATCGTTTGCTTTTTTCGTTTCTACAAATGTGAATCCAAGTCCTACAATATTTGCAACCTTTGCATTAATTGCTGCGTAGTTATACGGTGATATTTCATAAATTTTTGAAAGGTATTCTAAGTTATAAACTGGTTCGACCAAGTCGAACATTGCATATCCAGTAACTGCTTGTTGCAATAAATTTTGTTGAGTTCCAGTTCCGTCTTGACCAACAAATCTTTTTGAAAACTCTCTAGACATTTTTCGTTTAAAATTAGTGCTAAGTCCATTAACTTTTTTTAATTCTAATTCTCCGA